AACCAAAGGTTGAAGAAAAGAAACCAAAGGTTGAAGAAAAGAAATAAATAATAAATAAAATAACCTATATTTGTATATAGGTTATTTTATTGTTTGTATATGGAGAAGAAAAGGAAAAGGAAAGGGTTCTTAAAGTTTCACGACGTTGTTACTAGGATAATAGAATATGTCAAGTCAGATGATATTTATATTAATGGTGCGGACAACTTATACCCTAACACCGTTCAGAATGTTCTATATCAAAGTAATACAGCTTCACTCGCTATTAGAGCGTTATCTGATTTCATATCGGGCAAAGGCGTCGAAAATGATTTCATAGTAAATAAAAAAGGGCAGTATTTATCTGAATTAATAGCGGATATTTCTACAGATATAGCCGTACAAAATGGTTATTGGCTGCACGTTAGTTATGAATTAGACGAGAACTTAAAATACAAGCCTATTAACCCTATTCTATTACCTTATATTGATTGTAGAAAATCGAAGGAAGATGATGCAAAAAATGACGGCAAAATATACGTTGGTGACTGGTCAAACTCTTCAAATAACTTCTTTTCAAATATTTTCAAAAAAGAAAAAACTGATTGGTATTATCCCCTCAATACAAAACAAGAAGTCGTACATGCACAAGTGCTAGCCGATGGAGGTATTGAAAAATATAGAGGGCAAGTTATGTATGTTAATTTAACTCCCCATTTTGAGTACGCTTTAAGTTTGTTTAATGCAGTTATTAACGATGCGGATAGCGAGAATAGAGTTGGGATGTACACCAATGCTCAGTTGCGTGGTGGCTTCATGGGCAAGACATTAGCAGTTACAAATGGATTAGATGAAAGTTTCGAGGACGTTGTGTATGAATGGATAGGTGCTGAAGGCGCTAGCGGTGTGGCAGTTGTTAACCTAGAAAAAACAGAAGATATAAAAGATGCTATACATTTGATTCAAGTTAAATCCCAATACGATGAGAAGCAGTTTTCTGAAACGAAACAAGCATTAAGGGAAAATATTTTGGGTGCGGCTAAAAATCTACCTAAACAATTGGTTATAGATGGTGGAGGTATTTTTTCACAAAGTGGTGAAGCTATTCAGCAACTAAAGGAGTTTTATAGCGAGCAGACGCAAAATGAAAGAAATGCAATAGAAAAAGCATTTAAAAAAATAGGAATTAAATGTAAAATAATACCACTAGTATAATGAAATATCTAACAATAGAAGATTTAAAAGAGATCGGGCAAATTTCCAGAAACTGCGATATTGAGAAATTAAATATAGCGGAGATGGAAGCATTTAATTTCGATTTGACTCCGCTCATAGACTGCTATTCTATAGAGATTTCTAATAATTGGAAAAGTGAAGATGGCATTTGGAATAATGTAATTAATCCAAAAAACTTCGATACTAAGGATTGCAAAAACTGCGGGTATCACAAAGGTTTAAAATCTGTACTTGCTTACTTCACTTTTGCTAGATATATGATTTTGAACGAATTTAACGACACACCAAACGGCAATGTTTCAAAGTCTAACGACTTCTCATTTCCGACAAATTATAAGGCATTAAAAGACAGGGCAGATATGTACAGGGAGATGGCTAAGTATACGATGGAAGGTGTTGTTAATTACATGCGAGTAAACAAAGAAGATTACCCTTTATTTTTCCCTAAAAATAGCGTTGCAAAAGGTTACGGTGTGAAAATTAAAAACGTATGGTAAATTTCTGTGATACATTGCGTAATGACTTTATTCTATGCAATGCTAAGAACTTATATAATGTCCAGCGGATTGTTTTTGTAAATAAAGACGATTTGGAGGATTACAATATAGTCGCAAGTAACAATAGAAACAGCATATCATTCAAACTAAAAGATGGTAAACGTGGCTTTCTATTCCAATACAATGGTGGGGAGGTTGTTTCATCTTCTTTTTCTAAAGTAAATAATAGGGGCGTATCTTATTATAGAAATAGTATAAGTGCTTACATCCAAGGTGTGGAGGAGAGAGAAATCTCAATATTAAAGCAATTAGACAAATCAAACTATTTCGGTGCAGTGCTATTTAATTCTGGCGATGTTTGGATATATGGATTTGAATATGGATTAAAATTAAGTGATTATACGTACACTACTGAGAGCGATATAACATTAGAAAGCAAGGTTACGGAGAATTACCCTCCTTTAATTTATATTTCTGAAAATCCTAAATCTGATTTTGATGATTTATTTGAGAATAACAATGACGTCGTTAGGCTAGGAGATTTTAATAACGACTTCAATAACGATTTTTATTAGTATGAGTTATCAAAGTGCATTAGATGCAATTAACGTAAATATAAAATTCAACGGAAACGAAGAGATAACGGGAGTTATTTTGAACGGTGTTCTGGTTGAAATGCTGGATTATGCTAGAAATGTAATCGGAGATGAGGATGACTTAGTTAGCTATGCTAATCTAATACAAGCCGTTGAAAATCTTAGTAATGAAATAGGTAGCATAGGTGCGCAAGACCTTGACTCTGTTGCAATAGAAGGTAATGTAACAAGCGTTAAGCTTGTAGGTAGCAGTTTTTTTGAGGATAAGGATGTTAACGACTTTGCGCAAATTGGAGATATTCAAAATGCAATATCTGGAGTTAGCTATTTCGGCTCTTTTGATTCTGTAGATGATATTGAGCTTATAAATGGTAATGTAGGGGATTTTGCGACGCTTAATTTTGGAGTTGAGCAGTATTTATATCAATTAACCGATGCTGGGTGGCGTGCGGTTAATGGGCTTTTTGTACAGGGCTTGAAAGTCAAGAAAAGACCTAATAATTTAGATATTAAAATAATCCAAAACTTAGATTTCTGCGAGGGTTGGATTTCGCCTAATTTATTTATAAAAGGACTTTGGAAGGGAGGAGATGACCCTACATTATTACAACTGCAAGATAAAAATAACTGGAGTGAATTTATAGAAATAGAATAAATAAATATAGTTATGGCTATAATTACAAACTTAGATAAGTTAAAAATAAATGATATAGATGAGGATTTGGAATTTAACAACATTCTTACTATAGATAAAAACGGCTTGGTGCTAAAAGGCAAGAGGGAGCGAGATGGAATCTTAATATATAACATAAGCAAGGGCTGTTATGTTATACAGTCGAATGACGGGAAGGTGTACATGGTGGATGCTGGCGAGGAGTATATGGGATATGACGCTGTAGATTTCATAGAAAACGTTCTGGGCAAAGAAAAGGTGGAAAAAATATTCATAACGCATTATCATTTTAATCACGTTGGGGGAGTTGCGCCTGTAATCAACTCTATGACCGTTAAATCTGTACATTCAAACGGCACTTATAGTGAAGACCCGAGAGAACCTTATGCGACATTAGACCCGATAGCTAGAACAGCTATGCTAGATGCTATAAGCTCCAATAATGTAACATACACTTACAACGAGCTAGGTGATTCTTTCATAGAAGGAGATTTGAAATTTACTTTTTGGTCGCCGCTTCCTCAATATGCAACACAAGGTGGTTACACTGAAGACCCAAACGGGCTTTCAGGAGCTATGATAAGAATGGATTTTGGGGATTTCTCTATCCTTTTTGGAGGGGATATAAATAGAAGGGATGAGGTTTTAGAGGTTTTTTCAGAGCAAAATAACTTAGAAACTACTGCGTTCGCATGGCCGCATCATGGCGACCCAAATACTGCGAAGGATGAAATCATAAACCCGATGAATTTAAAATTTGCTTTTATTGAGGATTTAAGCCGATCAGCTAGCGTTGTAGGTTATTTAGAAGCAAAAGGTATTGATTATGGTTGGTTAATTGGAAATGAATATACTGGAATAAAAGCCTTTAACGACTCTAGTTATAAAAAAATAGTTAAAGAAGATTTGGAATATGATGTGCTTGAGTTATCTTGTGAAAATCAAACTGAGCTAGAGCTAGGAATAGTCACTTACGATAACTCAGGATGGATAGTAGACTATGGAGATGGGGTTAAGGAAACGGGGTTAAGCTCAGATAGGAATTCTTATAACTTAAAACACACATATTCAGAGCCGTTTACTGGAAATGTTAAAATATTAATGAAGAAAGGAGGTCTTAAGCAAATTAAAGAGATAAGAAGTTTTGCTAATAGTTTTACTTTTGATATTTCAGTCCTTCCTAACAGCATAAGAGTTTTAAACTTCCAGACTTCTACGCAACAAGCAATAACGGGAGAATTTAAAGATTTTCCTCGTGACTTAGAGTTTGCCCATTTCACTGGGGTTAATAATATTAGCGGAGACATAGGCAACGCACCGTCAAACTTAGAGACGCTCTATATTAGAGGAAGTGGTTATAAATCAGGCTTAATAGACGATGCTCCTAGAAGTTTGAAGTATTTAAGGTTGGAGGGAAATACAAGCATTGGCGGAGACATAGGCAATGCACCGCCAAACTTAGATTATATCTTTATTAGTGGAGATGATATAGGTGGATTAATAGACAATGCTCCTAGAAGTTTGAAGTATTTAAGGTTGGGGGGAAATACAAGCATTGGCGGAGACATAGGCAATGCACCGCCAAACTTAGAGACGCTCTATATATTTTATCAAAATATAGGTGGATTAATAGACAATGCTCCTAGAAGTTTGAAGTATTTAAGACTTCTAGAAAATAATTCAGTTTCTGGAGATTTAGGGAAGTCACCGGATGATGTTACTTATTTGCAAGTCATTAATGGCACCCCAATGCGATTTTACTCTAGAAAAACATGGAGTGACGATATGCAGAGAATTGCGGTTAATACTGATTTTACTGCGTTGGAGTTAGATAATTTGTTAATAGATCTGTCAGAAACATCTTGGAGGAGTGGGAGTGAGGTTGTTATTAAAGCTACAATCGAGAGGACAAGTGCATCGGATCAAGCCGTTTCCGATCTTTCTGCAAAAGGAGTTGATGTAAAATTTAATATCTAAATTTCATGAACAATAAACCTGAAATATTTAACCTAGCTGAGTTTTTTGAGACACGGCTAGGAATTCCGCTAGCTATTTATCAAAGTATCAAAATGTTATTGTATTCTATGTTCGCTTTTTTAGCTATAGATATTAACATTATAATTCTATTGAAATGGCTTATAATGCTAGACATGGCAACGGGTATAATTAAGACTTTACGCATTCCAGAAGCAAAATTTTCGATGAAACGTTTTTGGTCGGGGTTATTAGCAAAATGCGTGCTTATATTCATTCCAATAACCGTTGCTTTGGTTTTAAAGGCATTCACAGAGGATGCTAGTAATTTTGTAGATGGGGTGTTGAAGCTTATAATTTTAACCGAAGGAATAAGCGTTTTTGTAAATCTAATGAGCATTCACAGGCGTGAAGAAATTGAAAGTCAAGATTATCTTTACTTAATTATGAAAATGATACGTAGGTTTTTCGACAAGCATTTCCAGAGAATTCTAAAAAAATATGATGATGATAAGTAGATTATTAATAATTGCATTACTACTTGGCTTAGCTAGTTGCAAATCGTACGAGTTCAAGGCGCAAAATAAGTCGGAGCTAGCAAAGGTTTGTCTGGCTGAATTCCCACCAAACTATGAGCCTACAGATATGACCACAAATACTATTTATGAAGACAGAATAGAGTGGGTAGAGGTAGATTGCGATACTATAGGAAAGAAAGAAGTACCTCACGTTTGTAAGGAAAAAATAGTAAAGGAAACTATCTATACAGCCGATCCGAGACAGGCGTATTTAATCCAAAATCTTGAAGGTAAGTTAGAGTTATCGGAGGAACGTATAAAACAAAAAGACAAGCTACATAGGGAAGAACTAGAGAATATAAATAGACAGCACAAAGAAGAAAAAGAAAGTCTTAAAACTAAGTATAAGAACGAAACAGAAAGCATTAGAAAAGACCGAAATAAATGGCGATGGATAGTTATATTAATGGGGGCTATTCTAGGGATTGGTGTAATTAGAAAACTTAAAATTATATGAAACAGCTAACAAAGAATTTCCATAGATCCGAATTTGATTGTAAAGATGGTACAGTAGTGCCACTTAAGTACAAAAACAACTTAATCAAACTAGCTACTAACCTGCAAGTGATTAGGGATGACTTGAATGCGCCTATAACGATAAGCAGTGGTTATCGCACCGAAGCGCATAACACCGCAATAGGTGGCGCTAAGAGTAGCCAACATCTAACTGCATCTGCTGGTGATTTACATCAATCAAAAGAAAGTCCTAGGGATTTGTATTTTCGTATAAAATGTTTGATTAGGCTTGGCTTGGTAGATGAAGGTGGGGTATTCTTGTATGATTGGGGAGTTCATTACGATATAAGGGGAGTAAAAGCAAGGGGTAATTATAGTAATTTGTACAGAATATAATGTATATTTGTAACAGTTGTGTTCTTCATATTTATTTAGTTTTAAACCCTTACTATTAATTTAGTAAGGGTTTTTTGATTGTGGCGTATATACATATGTTAGCCACCATTTAGGAGGACGTAGCCTTAACGATGTCACGTTCTTTTGTCATTTCAAATGCGTAATGCCAACTTTCATCTGTGCCACAACTAACAGCGTAACTAATCCCACTTTCACGGATATTTATTCCAGTCACTAACCTTTCGCATTGCTCATTATCTGTTTTTAAATAAACACTATCCCCAATATCAAAATGAAGTATATGCTTTTCAAAAACGGTGGCTAACAATGTATAATCGTCAGGCTTAATTCCTGCTTGTTTTGATACTTTAGTATTTAATTCTTTAGGTTGTTTCATTTTTATTATTTTTAGTTATTATTCACGCCCAAACGGTTATACTCGTCCGTTAGGGTGCAATAAAAATTACTACTGTATTGCCATTACAACAAAACCTTTTTCCAATCCAAAAGAACCACCTTCAAAAACGTAGGTTACTGTTCTCGCTAATTTTCTACCAGTAAAGGTTTCTCTAAAGTTATCCCACTCTTTCAATATAAGTGTATCACCCTTTTTAAAGTCTCGGTCATTTTTTCTAACCTCAAAGGTTTTGTGACCCATAAATACTGCTTCAAAGTATTCGTTCCAAGTTTTTAATTCGTGTATCATTTCCGTAATTTTAAAAGCGCACAACATTGTATAAAGTTAATACGCTTGTGATGGTCAGTACTTTAATTTAAATGTTTGTGCAAAGCGTACTAACCTTATACCTTGCCGTTGTGGTGCATTAGGAAATATCAGTAATTCTAAGACCTTTTGTATAACTATAATAGTTAATAGCTTTTTCAGGCGCATCAAGATTTTCGTAATACCAATCAATAATTTGCCCTTTAGGTTGTTTTGAATTAATATCCCAAACAATATCGTGCAAGTTGAAATAAAAGTCAGAACATAAAGCTATACCACCAACATCATTATTTACCCATCCTTCGTTGGTCATTTCTTGTTTGTTACAAAACTTTTGCACATATTCATTACAGGCAAATTTATAAGTTTTTTTTAACTGTTTAATCTTCATTGTCCCCATTGAAATAACGCACCACAACAATTTGTATAAGTAATAGCCGTTGCAGTGCTTGTTTTTAAAGCTATTACTGTTTATTAAGTTAATTTATAATTCGATACATAGAGCTTTTAATCGGCTACTACTCATACAATAGCCGTTTGTACGTAATATATCATTTACTTTTCTATTTCCTCAATTTGCTGTATTAGCTTAAATTTCCGTTGCGCTAACCCCTCACGCTTCTTCATTACGTGTCCGAGCCTTTGCGTGCCTCTACCTAGAGTTAATGCAGAAGATATAGGCATCTCATCTAATTCCCTCTCTACTTTAGCTAATTCAGCTTTTAGTTTTTTCAATTCTTTATTAATTACTTTAGTCGCAAATTCGCCATTTTCATACAAATAACCGTTTCTATTAAATACACTTATCTCGCCATTTGGTCGCGTTATAATAACTAGATTACCTTTAAGAGTTAATCCGTTGCGATGCTTAGAGTGCTTAGCATGCACACTGCCAAGTTTTGAAACAGGACAATCAAAAATATTTTCTAGTTCTTTTAAAATTTCAATTAGTGTCATGTTATAGTTTATTTATTTGTTTCTGGAATGTTTTAAAGTCATCTTCTGGTATTGCGATCAGTAAGCTTCTCAAATAAGAGTCTCTCTCATAATCATCATCACCGATGTACAATTTAATTGCGTCCGCTCTAGTGTCCGCTTGTACCGTTCCTTTCCTTGTGCCTAATGCACAAATAATAATATAGGTGTTCATATTTATTTAGTTATTAGTTTATTAATTAATTCTTTAAATTCATCTACTCCCCTAATCATATACCAATTATCGCCAAAACCGCACATTTCAAGCATCAGTTTAAACCTTTTTTGCGACTTACTTAGAGTGCCTGTAGACGTCTTCAATTCTACAAAGTACACTTTGCCATTATGTATCATTATAAGGTCGGTAACTCCAGCTAGCACTCCAGTGGCTTGCATAACTGCACCTGTCAAACCATCCCTCCGCCCTCCATTTGGAACTGCAAAAATTACGGCAAATGGATTGCTATCTTTTCGGCTGTATTTTTGCCTGAACCAAAATACGCACTCTCTTTGAATTTGGTCTTCTGTCATGTTATTAGGTGGAAATGTTCTGTTATATCTTCTTTCAATTCAAATGCAAAGTCTCCGTCTTTGTAAACTTTTGCAGAATGTACCTCTATAGATTCGTTTACTGAAACATATTCATATTGATGTCTTCCGGTCTCGTCTGTAATCGCTACTTGTCGCCCATAATTGCAATGTGCAATTACCATAAATTCCAAGTCTATATTTTCAGAAAGCTCTAATAATCTTTCCTCCTCTATGTAGTTTTCAGTCGGGGTTAAATATACAGCCCGATCCGATTCGGGAAGGGACTGTAATAACTTTATTATTTTTTTTTGTAGTTTCATAGTTATATTTTATTTTAAAATAATTTAGTTTGAACTTGAGTTTTTAGCAATGTTTTTGCTGACTTATAAAAATCCCTGTCTATCTCAAAGCCGAATGATCTTCGCCCTAAATTAGCAGCAGCAAGTAAGGTACTTCCACTTCCTGCACATGGATCTATCACTACATCACCCTCATCTGTGAATATCCTAATAAGATGTTCCAGTACTTTTATAGGCTTTTGAGTTGGATGTATTTTTGGCGTGTCGTTATCTCGAACCCAATCGATGCAATTAAACATCATTTTGCCTTCATTATTGAACTTTGGAAGCTTATCACGATAAAACACAAGTGCGTATTCACAATTACCCACAATTCGCATATTTGCCTTTAATACTTGACTGGAAAAATTCTTTCTAAATACTAAATTTATATAGTTTGGGAACCCGTATTTTTTAGCCAATTCTATTAAATCAAATTGTTGCTCGAATGCGCAGAAAACAATCATTGCAGGAGCTTTTCCGACCGCCTTTGGTTCTTTTATGAGTAGGTTAGAACAGAAATGCATGAACTCATGTACGTTGAAATTTTCATCCGTATTGAAAAAGCTTTTCCCCGCTTTTTCGCTCTCTCCATTCTTCCTGTCTCCACCCTTGTACCAACTTGGATTTGATCCATACGCAAAATTGCCGATATTATAAGGTATATCCGCAATTACCAACTGCGCTCTAGGTATTTGATATCTTTTAAAATTCTGGAAATTGTCTCTAAATAATTTTGGTGTATTCATTTGATTGTTTTTCATAATATTTAGTTTAGTTTGTATATTACAAATATATAATATGCTTTTTAATATACCAAAACTATTGCATCAATTTATTTTTTCTAAGGCTGTTTATCCATTTAAACCTGCTGTGAGTGTGCAACTTACCCGTATCTAAGTTTTTGAAAGTATCGAAAGTGTTGTGATCATTACCCGTGTTATTAGTCTCGCAGGTAGTACTTGTTAACCTATATGTATTACCATTTATTTTGAAAGGATGGATAATCCAATTAGGGTATGGTGTTGTTTTCATTTATTTATTTTTTATATTCGTCCATTATGTTATCCCAGAAAGACTCAACTTCACCAAAATTGTATTCTTTTATCGCCCACTCTAATTCATATTTAGCTTGCTTTGCATCCTCTATGAAAGAATGCTTGTTTCTATCCATAAAGTCTTTTTTTGAGTTTCTATTAAGATGGCGATCAGGTGGCATCTTATGACCTTCTTTTATTAGGTTTCTTATAAGTGCTAGCTTAGTCTTATAGTTGTGAGCTAGTCTTGCTATGCTTTCTGCCTTATTTTCATCATCTCTTTCTATTTCTTTTGTCATATCTATATCTTTTATTCCCCCTTATTCGAGGGCTTTAGATTTTTTTTGTTATGGCGTATATACATATGTTAGACACAATT